CATTTGGATCCTTCCCTGGCGTTGGCTTGACCCAATGAAACTGCCCGACGCAATCAAAGAAGAAGCGTTACAGCACGCACGGGATGAGTTTCCGAAAGAATCTTGCGGTTTGGTTGCTGTCGTCAAAGGCCGGAAGCGTTACTTTGCCTGCCGGAATCTGGCTGAAACGCCAAGCGAGCATTTCGTCCTTGATCCTTTGCAGTATGCGGAAATTGAAGACAAAGGCGAAATTGTCGCGGTAATCCATAGCCACCCGACCACCAATCATGCGCCTTCACAGGCCGATCAGGTGGCTTGCGAGAAATCACTGTTACCTTGGCACATCGTCAACCCACAAACAGAACAGTGGGGCTACTGCGAACCAAAAGGTTTTGAGCTTCCGTATGTCGGTCGGGAGTTTGTTTTCGGGCTGGTTGATTGTTACAGCCTGTGCCGTGATTGGTACAAACGTGAGATGAAATTGGATTTGCGCGACTACCAGCGCCGTGATCGCTTCTGGCTCCGTGGTGAGAATTTATACCTAGACAACTTTGCCAAAGAAGGCTTCCGCGCTGTGCCGCAAGCTGATCTTCAGTGGGGCGATGCCATCTTGATGCAACTCAGCTCGTCGTTGCCAAATCATGCGGCGATCTACCTTGGCGATCAGATGATCCTGCATCACTCACAGGGACGACTTTCTAGCCGAGACGTGTACGGCGGTTACTATTGGAAGAACACCGCCCTGGTCCTACGGCATGAAAGTCGTTAAGGTCTACGGCGCCCTGCGTGAACGGCTGGGGCAATGCCGTTTTGAGTTTGACGTGGCGACGCCTGTTGAGGCGTTGAAGGCGCTGATCGTCAATTTTCCTGGCTTGGAGCAGTGGTTGCTGGATAACGAGCGCGATGGTGTCAGCTTTCGCGTAATGGTCGGCAAGGAAAAAATCCAAGATGCAAACGTCCATGAGCTGGCTTATCCGTGGTCATCGCGGGACGTATTCAGCATTGCGCCCGTTATCAGTGGTGCTGGTGGTAATGCTGGTCAAATTGGTCTTGGTATTGGCTTGATTGCGTTGGCCATTGTGGCTGGACCAGCGGCTGGTGGCTTTCTTGGTTTAGGTGCTGGCCTTGGAGGCATGGGTGGTGTGGCTGCTGGTGGAGCGGCCATGGGCTTGATTTCAGGAGCCGCAGCAAGTGCTATTGGCTTTGTGGGATTGGCTTTAGTTGCTGGCGGCATAGCACAAGCCATTTCACCAACACCTCAAATGTCGTCCTTGGAACGTGGCAAGGAAGCGGCACGGCTTGAATCCTTCAGCTTCAGCGGCATTGTCAATACTGCCCAGCAAGGCTTGCCGGTGCCTATTTGCTATGGCCGCTGCTTTGTTGGTTCTGCCGTGATCTCCAGCGGCTTGGATGTGGTTTGGACGGGTAATAGCAGTACTTCAAACTTTGCTGCAGTCGAAGCGGTAAGGTCCGCCATGTTTGACAAAAACTGATGGAACAGCATTTTCTCCAAGGCGCTGGCGGCGGCGGTGGTGGTGGCGGTAAAGGCGGTGGCGGTGGTGGAGGTCAGCCACGTACACCGACAGAGCAGGACGATTCGCTGCAGTCAGTTCAGTACGCCAGTGTCCTTGATCTTTTATGTGAAGGTGAAATTCAAGGGCTTGAAAATGGCTCGCAAGGTATTTACCTAGACGGAACGCCGATTGAAGACGAATCGGGTAAGCCTAACTTCAAGAATTACACGGTGTCTGCCCGTTACGGCACACAATCGCAAGCGGCAATTATTTCGCCCAGTGGTGGCACACAAACAGAAACCGCTGTTGGTGTTGAACTTCTTTATAACACTCCAATCACCCGGACAATTACAGACACAGATGTCGATGTTGTTCGTGTTACCATTAACATCCCTTCACTGTTAATTGTTACAAACGACGGCGACATTGTTGGCAATAGCGTTGATCTTAAATTCAGCGTTCAATACAACGGTGGTGGTTATACCGATGTGATTGCCTACACCAAGATTGAAGGCAAGACTTCTGGTCTGTATCAGCGGGATTACGAAATCAAGCTTGATGGGGCTTTTCCTGTTGATATTCGCGTCACAAGACTGAGCGTTGATGAAACCGGATCAAAAAATCAAAACCGTACATTCTGGTCAAGCTACACAGAGATTCTCAACGAAAAGTTCCGCTATCCCAACTCAGCACTTGTTGGCCTGCGTTTTGATGCGCGTGATTTCAACAATGTTCCGAGTCGCAAATATCTGATCCGTGGCCTCAAGATACGCCTTCCATCTAACGCCACTGTCGATACCACTACCTACCTAGGGCGTGTCACCTATTCCGGCGTGTGGGATGGCACCTTCGGCGCTGCAACGTGGTGTTCCGATCCAGCTTGGTGTTTGTGGGATCTGCTGACTTCAACACGCTATGGAGCAGGCATCCCATCAAGCAGTCTCGATAAATATGACTTTTACGCAATCAGCCAATACTGCAACGAACTGGTCAGCGATGGCGGTGGTGGAGTTGAGCCGCGTTTCTCTTGTAACTTGCTGCTCAATTCACGCGATGAGGTTTATAACGTCATCCAAGAAATGGTAAGCCTGTTCCGAGGCATTGCCTATTACGGCGCTGGCAGTTTGGTCGTCACTCAGGACAAACCAGTCGACAGCCAATATCTAATTGGTCCAACCAACGTGGTTGATGGCTTTTTTACTTATTCAGGAACCAGTCAAAAGTCACGCCACACCACCGCAACAGTTGCTTATCAGACCTACGAGTCACTGGGCGAAGTTGAATACGAATACGTCGAACTGCCTGATGCTGTTGATAAGTACGGCGTCATCAACAAGGATATCAAAGCTCTGGGCTGCTACAGCCAAGGTCAAGCGCAACGTGCAGGCCGCTGGGCACTGCTGAGCGAACAAAATCTGACCGAGACCGTCACCTTCTCAATTTCGATTGATAGCGGCATCATCCTGCGTCCAGGGATGGTGATTGACATTACTGATCCCACGCGTTCTGGCACACGCCGCAGCGGTCGCATCAGTTCAGCTACGACAACGGTGGTCACGGTTGATTCAAGCAGCAATCTGTCTGTCAACTTGGGTCTGTCACCACGACTCTCTGTCATCCTGCCCAATGGCTTGGTGGAAACCAAAACCATCTCCAGCATTAGCGGTCGCGACATCACTGTTAGTTCAGCGTTCAGCCAGGCACCTAATGCCCAGTCGGTATGGCTAATTCAGACCAGTGACATTCAGTCTCAGCAGTTCCGTGTTTTAAATGTTGCCGAAGCAGATGATGGGATTTATGGCGTCACCGCAGTTGCGTACAACAGCACCATCTACTCCGCTGTTGACAACAACACAAAGATCAAGCGACGTGACATCACAAATCTGACGGCAACGCCTGCACCAGTCAGAAACATCCGAGGCAGTGAGTTTCTGTACCAGTCTGGTCAAAACGTCTTCACTGGTTTTGATTTGTCATGGACAAGCCCTGTCACCAACGTCTCCAGTTTCCGCGTTCAATATCGCCTCAATAGCAATAACTGGATCACCGAAAATCCAACTGCGCCATCACTTCGGATCGAACAGCTGAAAGATGGTGTGCTTTATGTTCAGATCCGTGCGCTGAACAACCTTGGCAAGAGCAGCGTTGTTGCCACTGCCCAATTCACGCTGATCGGCAAAACTGCTCGGCCTGCCAATGTTCAAGGTTTGAGTTTTGAGGCCATCAATGCAAACTCTGGCCGTTTGCGCTGGAAGCAGTCCACAGATTTGGACGTGCGCGTTGGCGGCAAGGTCCGCATCCGCCACAGCAACAAAACAGATGGCACCGGCACCTGGGCAAACTCCGTTGATCTCATCAAAGCCAAGTCTGGCAATCAGACAGAAGCCATCGTTCCTTTGATCGAAGGAGAGATCCTTGTCAAGTTTGTCGATGATGGTGGACGCGAGTGTCTTGACGCCAGAAGCGTTGTTATTGACCTTCCAAACACGCTAGGTCCGTTACTGATCCAATCTCGCCGTGAGGATTCGGATACTCCGCCGTTCCAAGGAATCAAGACAGACGTTTTTTACAGCGACGAATATGACGCGCTGATGATTGACGGCTTGGCTTTGTTTGATTCCGAGGCTGATGTCGATGCCATCGTCAACTTTGACATCACAGGCGACGTGTTCACCATGGGCACCTACAACTTCGCCAATCCTTTGGATCTTGGCTCTGCATTTAGCCTGGATCTCTCCCGTTACTTCATCACCCGTGGCCTTTACACCAGTGATCTGATCGATGCGCGATTAGCTGAGATTGATACTTGGGATGATTTTGACGGCGCTGCAACTGCCAAAGTCAATGCCGCTTTGTACGTCCGAACGACGACCAGCAGCCCTGCAGAGCAATTCTTGCTGATGGAAGACGGCGATTTCATGGCGCTTGAAACTGATGACGGCGACAGCTTCCTCTACACAGAAGACAGCACCACGCCCACTTGGAGTGACTGGAAGGAGTTTGTCAATGGCACCTTCACTGGGCGCGGCTTCCAGTTCAAGGCCGAACTAGAAAGCGAAGCCATCGACCAAAACATCCTGATCGACCAGCTTGGCTACGAGGCCACCTTCCAGCGGCGTCAGGAAAACAGCGTCGGCACGGTGGCCAGTGGTGCTGGCACGAAGTCTGTGGCGTTTGACAAAGCTTTCTTTGTTGGAACGGCCAGCCTTGGTGGTGCGAACACGTATCTGCCCAGCATCGGCATCACGGCGCAGAACCTTGCGACAGGTGACTTTTTCGTGGTGACCAACGTGGCGAGCACCGGCTTCGACGTGACCTTCCGCAATTCGGCTGGTGCTGCTGTGAACCGTAATTTCCAATGGTCTGCTGTTGGTTATGGCAGAGCGGTTTAAAATGGAACAGATAGTGTCCCAAGCGGACTGAAGCATGGCAACCCACGACTATGTGATCGCTAACGGCTCCGGCGCTGCCGTCCGTGCTGATCTCAATGATGCGCTGGCTGCAATCGTCACAGGGAATAGCAACGCAACAGCGCCAACGACCACCTATGCGTACGAGGAGTGGTTTGATACTTCGACCAGCCCGACCACGATCAAGCGGCGTGATGGGTCAAACGCAAGCTGGATCACTTTTGGCTATGCGGATGGCTCGATTGACCTAGGTTCTGCCACCACACCAGCAATCCGGTTCAACGGCGATACCAACACCGGCATCTATAGTCCTGGCGCTGATCAGGTCGCCATCAGCACGGGTGGCACTCAGCGGGCGACTGTTGATAGCTCGGGCAGGCTGTTGGTGGGTGCATCTAGTGCGCCTAGTGCAACTGGACCGGTACAAATCGTTGATACTGTTAGCACTGTTCTTGTCTTAGCTCGTAATGATACTTCAATCGTTGCGGACAATAACGTTGGTGAAATTCGTTTTTTTAGCAACGACTCAACAGCTTATGAGCATTGTGCGACTATCGCGGCAACAGCCGATGGAGATTATGCCGATGGTGATAAACCAACGCGATTAGTCTTCAGCACCACCGCCGACGGAGCAAGCAGCCCGACGGCAAGAATGACCATTAAAAACAATGGCGATATTGTTCTTGGCGATGGTGATGCGGTATCAACCACGCAAAATAATATCTGGTTTGGTAATTTAACATCAACAGAGACACAAGCGGTAATTGTTGTTGTTAATAGAGAAGCAACAGATGCAACTGCTCTTGGCGTATTTAACCGACAAGTAAGTGATGGCAGGCTAATTCAATTTAGACAGGCCAATACAACAGAAGGTACGATTTCCGTCTCTGGTACAACCGTCACCTACGGCGGCGGTCACCTCGCCCGCTGGTCTCAACTTCTCAACGACGAAGACCCGTCCGATATCCTTAAAGGCACCGTCATGTCCAACTTGGACGAGATGTGCCAGTGGGGCGAGGAAGACAACGAACAGCTCAACAAAACCAAGGTGAGCGACGTTGAAGGTGATCCCAATGTGGCTGGCGTATTCGTCTCCACGTCGTTTGATGAAGACGGTCCTCTGGACTTCTTTGTCGCAATGACGGGTGACATGATTATCCGAATTGCAGAAGGCGTCACGGTGCAGCGCGGCGATCTACTGATGTCCGCTGGCGATGGCACTGCCAAGCCTCAGGACGACGACATTGTGCGGAACAAGACCATTGCCAAGGTGACTTCAACTCACGTCAGCGAAACTTATGCCGATGGCAGCTATTGCGTGCCTTGCGTGCTGATGGCTTGCTGATTAGTCCTACTCACTAACCACCATCAACAACCATCATGGCATCACGCAAGACTTCCGCGCTAACGGCACTCTCAGCTCCGGCCAGTGATGATGTGCTGCCCATTATTGATGTCTCCGAAGCTCTGACAGAAAACCAGAATAAGAAGATTACCGTTGCAGATCTAATCAAACCTCTTTTTTATTATCGCCTTGACTCGGCTGTAGCTGGTGCCAACGTCACCACAGCCCAATCCATTTTTGGCGTTGGTGTCACACTTGCCGCCAGCACGGTTTACGAAATCGAAGGCGTCTTTGCCATTTCAAAATCAGCTGGCACCACATCGCACACCGTTGCCCTGTTGTTCGGCGGCACTGCAACGCTAAATAACATTGGCTACCTCGCGCAAAGTGCTAACGCCGCAGCGTTCACTGGGCAAACAGCAGCCCTGACAACCCATAACTACATCGCCACGGGTGCTTCTACTGTCATCACTGCTGCCATCACCGATGCTGCTCGTGCTGTCACCGTGCGTATCAGTGGCACTGTTTCCGTTAACGCAGGCGGGACCTTCATCCCGCAGTATGAACTGAGTGCTGCTCCCGGTGGTGCCTACACCACGGCAATCGGCAGTTACATTACGTTCAGCGCCCTTGGCGCATCTGGCTCTAACAGTTCTGGCGGCACCTGGACGTAATCATGGCGGTCAAGAGTAAGGTTGGCGTCAAAGCTATTCAGCGCATTCCGCGTCCTCCCAAGCGCACACGACAGGGAAATGGAAAACATTCCTTGCCTAATCACGGTCGTAAATTGACTCGTGGGCAAGGACGGTAAGATCTAAAAGTGGTTGCTGCTGGGCAATGGCTGACGGCGGATTTTGGCGTGGTGTCAAACAGGAAACCGTCGCAGGTATTGGCGTCGCGGCCACAATTGCTGTTTCGTCGGGCATTTTTTACCTGGTCTAT